GCACAATCAATCGTTCTTTTGATGAACTAGAAGTTACAGCAATGGGTGATTCAGGACACAAGTTTGTCAAGGGTCTTGAGGCATCATCTATTACTATTGACTTCCTAAACGACACAGCAACATCAAACGTCTTGCAGACACTACAGGCTGCATGGGGAACTAACGTTACAGTCACAGCAAAGCAGACTTCTGCTGCTACATCTGCAACTAACCCTCTTTACACAATGACATGCCTTATCAACAACACAACCGATATTAACGGCGCAGTTGGAGACCTTTCGACACAAAGCCTTACACTTAATGTATCCGGTACAATCGCAGTAACAACTTCCTAAAAACTAAGTAAGGGGCTAACATGGCAAAACTCAAAGTAACAAGGGCTGATGGACAAGTACAGGAGTTTGAGATAACTCCGGTGCTAGAATACAGCTTTGAGCAATACGCTAAAAAGGGCTTTCACAAAGCTCTTATTGAGGATCAGAAACAGTCAGATGTTTACTGGCTGTGCTGGGAAGCAATTAGACGTTCGGGTGAAACAGTCAAACCTTTCGGGGAATCATTCCTTGAGACTCTCAAGTTAGTTGAGGTCTTAGAGTCTGACCCTTTAGGGTAGATCGGAACTCCCTCACCTATCTCGCAGCTCGCTTGAGTTACGAGTATGGAGTTCCCTTCCAAACCATTGTCGAACTACCGGCAGCGGCGTTTAAGGCACACATAGAAGTCCTTAAGGACTTAGCAAAGGAGCGAGACAATGCCAGTAGAACTACAAGGCGCGGTCGCTCTTAGAAAAGCCTTAAAGCAATATGCGCCTGACCTAGCAAAAGAAACCCAGAAAGAAATTGCTGGACACTTACGCAAGGTTACTAATCGCGCTAAGGGCTTTGTCCCTTCCACCTCACCTTTAAGCGGATGGGCTAACCCTGTAGGCGAGTGGGAATATCGCGCCTTCAATGCTGGCATTATGAAGAAAGGTCTGGGGTACTCGACCACACCTACAAAGCCAAACAAACGTGGCTTTAGAACTCTTGCACAGATATTTAACTCATCTGCTCCTGGCGCTATCTATGAAACAGCCGGTAGAAAAAACCCTATGGGCTTGCCAGCTGCTAAGCGCACAATTGCTTATCGCAATGGCGAGTATGTCCCTGCGTTTGAGTCAGGCAGAGACGTGAACTCATCAGCTAATCCGTACGCAGGACGCCAGTTCCTCGAAGCCCTGCCACCTTTAATTGACTCACAGAAATCTAATAGCCCTGGTCGCAGAACTCGCAAGACTAAGGGACGCCTACTTTTTAGAGCATGGGCAGAGGATCAAGGCAAAACCACAGCAGCAGTAGTCAAGGCTATTGAGTCTGCCAATAACAGAGTTGTAGTTTTAACCAAGGGCGCAGGTAGTAAAACCTTTAGAGCTAGGAGTGCTGGCTAATGGCTAATACAGACCTAGCAATCAAGATTGCGACCACGCTAGATGCGACTGGTCTTAACAAGGCTGACAAAGCAGTTAATAAATTTAACAGAACTGTTGGTAGATTAGGCAGAAACCTTGGCTTAGCCCTTGGCACGACTGCCATCATTGCTTATGGCAGAGCATCAGTCAAAGCCTTTGCAGCTGATGAGGCAGCAGCTAAACGTTTATCAACTGCGGTCGATAACTTAGGGCTTTCTTTGTCACAAAGCAGAGTCACTTCCTTTGTCAAAGATTTAGAGGCTTCCTCTGCGATTGCTGATGATGTTCTTCGCCCAGCACTTCAAGCGTTATTGACCACGACCGGATCATTAACTAAGTCTCAAGAACTGCTTAGTAATGCAATACAAATATCCAGAGCAAGCGGCATTGATTTAGCCACAGTCTCAGAAGATTTAGCCAAGGGTTTTGTAGGGGTTACTAGAGGACTTAGAAAGTACAACACAGGACTTACCCAAGCAGAACTTAAGTCAAAGTCATTTAATGAAATACTAGGAATTATGCTGGCGCGCTCCGCTGGCGCAGCCGAGGAATACTTAACCACAACATCTTACAAGATGGAAGTGCTCGCACTTGCAGCCGGAAACGCGCAGGAAACAATAGGCGAAGGTTTGGTTGATGCCTTGGCTCGTGTAGGCGGTGGCACAGAGGCATCTGACGCAGCTAAGTCAATTGATAATCTTGCTAACTCAACCAGTAATCTTATTAAGTTTTTAGGTTCAGCCATAGGCTTAGTTAATAAGTTCCGCAAAAGTTACACAAACTTTCTTGCCGGTGGCGATGTTGATACTCTTATGGCTGGTAAACAACCTACGACTAATCGATCTAAGTCTCCAGCAGGTACAGCCGCTAGAACTGCGCAACAAAGATTAGCAGAGGCAGCGGCAGCCAAGCGAGCTAAAGAATTAGAGGCATTGACAAAAAAGCAGGTTGCGTCAAGCAAGGCACTTACAGCAGAGCAGAAGAAACAAACTGCACTTAAGAAGGCTGGCTCAATCTTTGACTTAGAGCAGATTCAGATTATTGCAGCATTAAAAGGCAATCTTTCAAAAGAAGATGAGCTGCGCCTTAAGGCTCAATTAGCCTTGCTTAACGGCAACGAGGTAGTGGCAACAGCCTTGACTAAGCAAATTCTTATGGCACAAGATCAGACAGGCAATCTCTACAAACTATTTTTAGCCTTGCCAGATGCTCGCAATCCCTTTGCTTATCTTGAAGGATATCTAGACATGCTGGCTGGCAAAGCGGCGGCAGTCCTGTCTGCGCCAGCGGCAGTAATGGCAGCAGCAGTAACGGGAGCGCCATCGGTTTCTCAAGGGTCATCAATTTATGTAGGCGGAACTAAAGTAGATATACCTGCTACAAACGTAAGCAACACACCATTCCCAAGAACACAGCCTGGAGACTTTAGACGAGCAGAAGAAGCGTCAAACTTTACAGGTCCGATACAAGTAACAGTTCAGATTGACGGCAAGGCAATAGCATCATCACTTCAAAACTCATCATTATCAGGCATAGGCTCAACAGTTAATAGAATTGAGCGTTAAGCATGGCGCTGCCAGCAACCATCTCGGTATCTTTTGACTTTTCGAGCGGTGCAACTTTTGGATACCCCTTTGTTTTGAATGATGCCAAGTATGGAGTTTTAGGTACTGGCACATTAGGAGCTTCTACAGTTCCCGAGCCAATCATCGACCTTACCCCTAGCGTACGCAGCATTACTATTGAAAACGGACGTAACATCCAGTCTGACACCTATCAAGCTGGTACAGCAGTAATCCGGGTCTATGATTCAGACGGGTCGTGGAATCCACAAAACACATCCTCAATTTATTATCCCTTCCTTGTACCGCTTCGCAAGATTCGTGTATCAGCCACAACAGCCACAGCAACAGAGTTCTTATTTTCTGGTTATACCACCGAGTATCGTTACTACTACGATCAATCCGAGAACGTAGGCTATGTCGATATCTACGCAGCTGACGCCTTCAGATTGCTTAACCTTGCACAGGTCACAACTGTTACAGATTCCGGGGCAGGACAAGCCACAGGTACACGCATAGGCAAGATTCTTAATGAAATTGACTTTCCAGCCAATATGAGAACTATCTCAACAGGACAGTCTCTATGTCAGGCAGACCCCGGCACACTCCGCACAGCCCTATCGGCAATCCAAAACGCAGAGTTCTCGGAGCAGGGCGCATTTTATTTTGACGGGTCAGGCACAGCCATATTTAAGAGCCGCAACCAAGTGCAATCATCTATCTCTGGCACTCCTATTGAGTTTAACCAGACAGGCGATATTCCATACAAGAACCTAGTCTTTGCCTTTGATGACAAGCTCATAATCAACACAGCCAGCATCAAGCGCATAGGCGGCACAGCGCAGGTCTATCAGAACGCAGACAGCGTAATTAAGTACTTCCCTCATCAGTACAGCGCCCAAGAATTAGTTATCGATACAGATGCCAATGCCCTTAATATCGCTGCTACTTTTGTGGCAAGCCACGCAGAGACCACCATCCGCATTGATGCCATGACTGTTGATCTACTAGATACAGACGTCCCAACAGACACAATGATTGGCTTGGACTATTTTACCAACGTCAGAATCTCAAACATCCAGCCCGATGGCTCAACCATAGTTAAGACCTTGCAGGTGCAGGGGCTTCGCTGGGAAATTAGCCCTAACGTAATGCAATGCACAGTTACAACACTTGAGCCTATCGTTGATGGGTTCATAATTTCAAGCGCAGAACGCGGTATAATTGGCGTTAGTGCGATGACCTATTAGGAGATAAATACATGGCAGCAGGATTAGGATTTATTGAGTTTCAGGTGGGAGATATCCTTACAGCCGCATCAGCCAATGGCTATTTAGCATCGCAGACAGTTATGGTCTTTGCCTCGTCAGCGGCTCGCGCTTCGGCTATTACGAGCCCTCAAGAGGGAATGATTTCGTTTCTTAAAGACACCGATACAATGCAATTTTACACAGGTGCTGCTTGGTCAAATGTTGATACTGGTTCATCACCTTTGACTACAAAGGGCGATCTCTATACCTTCTCAACAACCAATGCTCGTCTTGGAGTAGGCACAAATGGACAGGTTCTTACAGCAGATTCAGCCGAAACAACAGGACTCAAATGGGCTACTCCCTCAAGCGGTGGAACATTTAGCGGCGCGAGAGTTTGGAATACCGCAACTCAATCAATAAACAACGCAACAGGAACTCTTGTCACCTGGAATTCTGAAACTTTTGATACAAGTTCCTACCACAGCACCTCTACAAACACTTCAAGATTAACAGTTCCAACCACAGGGTATTATTTAATAAACACCACAATTATGTTTGCAAGCAATGCAACAAATACTAGAAGTCTCGATTTGAAAAGAAATG